AAGTATTGTTTGTATAATAATAATTGAAATTGTTTGTTTTCGTCTTTTTTGTTATAATCGTTCCATCCTTTAGTACTTGTCTTTATGTCGATTATCTTGAATGTCTCTGTTGCTTCATGGTATGTTACGACATCTAGATACCCCATGTATAATACGTTATTATACATTTTATTTGGCGCTATTATTATCGGTACTTCACAACCTACTAAATATGTGCCTTTTTTCTTAAAGTATCGACTACGTTTTTTCTTAAACCATTCTAATATGGCAATACCATCTTCAAAAAATTCTCTCATTTCGGTTGCATCCGAAAAGTGACTATTTTTATTTGTTTTGTATTGCTTATTATATTCACCTATAAAACTTTCTTGGAATTTTTCTTCCATGTTTATAGATCTATCAGCATATGCAGCACTATTTTCAAACATTACATCTAAATAATGTTGAATAACTTCATGCATTGCAGTTCCAAATACAGTATGAATAGAAGATGTAAACCTCTTAATTTTATCCTTGTATTGGAGTTTCCAACGATGAGGGCAACCCCTAAAAATAGACATTTGGGAATAACTAATATTCTTCTGGAATGCAAAATTAATTCCAGGAGGTGGGTTATTCTTTATCTCCTTTACAATGTTCGGGACTTTTCTAGCCAAAATTTATAGTTTTTAGGGAGATATTTGTTATCTTTAATTGGTAATTGATAAAAATAATTATTTTCTTCCCTTTCAGGGAATATATCTTTTCCTTCGATTATTAAGTTCCTAATCTTTTCAGGATCTTTAATTTCATCTAAATTAAATTCTTGGTGTGCGTAAGATTCTAGTTTTTCAATTATTTTATCTTCAGTCATAAAAAATGTAAGGTGCCAACCCCCTTCTAAAACCGCATACCATTCTGAATGTCTAATTTCAGACATAGATAATTTATCTTTAAACAGTGTTTCATAATGGAATATTTTACATTTAGTAGATTTCATTGGGTCCTCTAATGTATTTAATCTGGTAGTTAAATTATAATAATACCAATCCATACACATTCCAATTGAGCCATAAGGTACTGAAGTTCTATGAAATTCTTTTATAGTATTTGTATCAGGTATTTCATCTAAATCTGATAGTATTACTATATCAAGGGGACTTAGTGATAAATGGCTTAATGGTATTTTTATAGCATTTCTTTGGTATTCCTCTCGGAACCAATCATGTTTGCTATCTTCACCTATAGGTAAATCGTCTACTACATAATAGTATATTTTATGTAACCACTTTTTAAATCTTTTTTTATTTTTTAGGAAATTTAATTCTTTTGGTTTTCCCGAATGTGTTTGGGTTGCTTCAACTAATATAAAAGTATCTACTACATCGTCTAATTCCGTTAATCGGAATTCAAGCATATCTAATTCATTATAAAAAGTAAAACAGTCTATAACCCTTTTATCTTTATCCTGATATCTTTCTTGTTCAACTGTATCAAACTTCTTCTTAGCCATTTTATTTTTTCCATTTATCACGACCTACTAAAAGACCAATTATCCCATAATTAGCAATATCAATAAATGTATCTTCCATACCTTCACCTTTAACAAATGATCTACCATTAATTAATAGATTTTTAAGACGTGAAATTTTGTCTGTAAGTCTGATACATAACCCTGTTAATGAGAATTTTTTATCATCTTTATTAGTTAAATCACCACCTAAAGCAATATTATTTAAACCATAATCCATATGTTTACGAGCAAACATTTCATACATTTCCTCTTGTATAATTTTAAATTCATTTGATAATTCAGAATATTCTTCTTCAAAGATAGCTATATCTGATTTTGGGGATTTTGCATCCGAAATTTCTCTACTGCTCATAGTTTCGTGGTATTTAGATATGGAACTACCCATTAACTTGTGTTTTATTTGTTAAATTATGACCAAAATATAAATTTAAAGTAGCAATTCTGTCATCAGCGTCAACTAACATTATGAGTGCTTCTTCGGCATTTTTATAATAATCACCTGTTGAATGATCACCAATACCAACTCCTTTATCACCTAATAAGTTTAGTGATAAAAGTGCCTTAGCTTTATCTGCTTCTGCAGATGTCATAAACATATTGTATAATTCTTTTGTCATTTTGATATTGTTTTAATTTCTTTTTTATTTAACCCTATTGACGTCAATATACGACCTATTTCGTCGGTATCCAAAATTTCTATGTATTCTCTTGTTTCTTTTGATGAACACTCCCAATATGATGATAAATGTTCTACTAAATCTTTATTTGATTGTTTTACTTTAGATTTAATATATTTACTCCATTTTTTATTTTTAGGAATGTATTCTTTATAAACAGAGTATATTTCTTTTTTATTTTGTGGGTTTATTTTTTGAACAAAATTTACTATATCCAAAAAATCAGGATTCATAGATAAAAATCTATGTACCATGTAACTATTCCATAACTCCCAATCTTTATTAGAAAAGGAGTTAGGGTCAGCTTTAATTGAGTTGATTTGATTTAACCAATCCCAAATGTTTTTCATTATTTAGAATCGATACCACCTGTTAATAGTATACTTTCCTCAGCTAATTCTTCTCTTAATTCTACTGGGATACCATCTGCTACTATCTTTTTAGTATATGGATCAATAAATACTGGTATTGGCATTACTGCATCACTATCAGTACCTGTAATAAATTTACTAATTTTTCTAAGAATGACTGCTGATTCAAAGATGTTTTTACCTTCTGAATTTAATAGTCCTTCTGTTGTAGTTAAGTCAACATTCATTTGAGGTTGTTGACCACCGGGATTTCCTTGATTTTTCATTTTTTCTTTGTTTTTGATTAATTTCACTTTATTTATTATTAATTATATTCTGGATTAAACTCATTATATTAATTTCTTTATCAATTCTAAAATTAGCTTGATATAAATGTTCATTTACTAAAATAGCAACTGTACCCTCTTTACCTGGGATATATTTAGAAGCATTTTCATATAAAAATCTAAATAATTCATCAAAATCATCTACGTTTGCATCAGCAATAATTTGTCTAATTTTAGTAAATGATGATTTTGGTTTTTTTAATTCATCAATAATAGAGGTCATATAGCTAGTACTTACAAGCAAAGAATCATCTAGTGTTAACTTGTCCTTAATAGTGCTTGCTTGAATAGTATTAAGCATTTTACGTAAGTCCGGATAGAACTTATTTACAATTTTACCAATGGCTTTAGGTTCATAACTTATGCTTTCCTTATCACAAATACTAGCTAAATGTACAGCGACCTCTTTTTTAGTTGGTGGAACAACTTTAATTGTTTGACACCTGGATTGTAATGGATCAATAATACGTTCTACAAAGTTACAAGTTAAAATAAAACGTGTTGTAACTGAGTATGTTTCTATAATGTTTCTAAGTGACGCTTGTGCGTTAATGGTTAAAAAATCAGCTTCATCTAGTATTACAACCTTAAGAGGTTTAAATGATGCTACCATTGCGAAGCTAGAAACCTTATCTCTAATAGTTTCTATACCACGTTCATCAGAGGCATTAATGTAAATATAATCACAATCTAAATTGTTAATTATTATCTTAGATAATGTTGTTTTACCAGTACCTGCAGGTCCATAAAATAAATAGTTTTGAATGTCATTTTGATCTAACTGTTTAGATATTGATGTTTTTAACTGTTTGTTACCAACATATGTATCTAGACTGATAGGTCTATACTTTTCATTCAATAAACTATTTTTTCTAATACTCTCCATATATGGAATACTTTTGTATTGGTTCTGGTTTAATTTCTTCTTTTGTTGTAGATATAGCAAATAGTTCACTTTTAAGTGGTGCTAATCTATATTCTCCTTTAAATCCTGTTTTTACCATATAAGCCTCTAAAGTATTTGTTAGAGATGGATGTGTAGGACCATCTGGTTCATTTGCAACTAGTCTCCACTTATCTCCTGGTGGAACTCTACGAGCAATTAAGATATTTTCTTCTGTTATTTTTGTTTTTGACATGGCCGTAATATACGAAAAATAAATGGGGGAGACAAGCTCCCCCAATTAAATTATTTAGATTCTGCTACAGATGCTTTTTTATAAGGAGAAATTAGATTTTTAATCTTCATTGCTGCTTTTCTTGCTCTCTGCTGTGATGCTTTAGTAGTACCACTGTGTTCTGCTACTAAGGTATTGAAATTTTCTTCAATTGCCTCAAATAATTCTTGTTTGTTCATAATTGTTTTTTAGTTATTTATTTATTTACTTATTAAAATCCTGGGTTTACTGGTGGAACTCCGTTTCCGTTTCCATTTTGTTTAAATTCATCTGAATCTTTATCATCAGTTATAGTACATTCGGTTAATAAAATTGTACCTGCTACTGATGCTGCATTTTGTAATGCTGATCTAGTTACTTTAGTTGGATCAATAATACCTGCTTCTTTAAAGTTAATTACTTCACCTGATTCAACATCAACTCCTGCCCAATTATTATCGCCTGAATCAACTAATTTGTATTTACCTAACAGTTGAGCATCAGTTTGAGAATAACCTGCATTAATTAAAATTTGTTCAAATGGTTTACCACAAGCATTATAAACTATTTTAGCACCAACGTTGTTAACATTAATACTTTCTCTAGCATATAATAAAGCAGCTCCTCCTCCAGGTACAATACCTTCTTCGATAGCAGCTTTAGTTGCATGTAATGAATCATCAATTCTATCTTTCTTTTCTTGCATTTCAGTTTCTGTAAATCCACCAACATGAATTATAGCTACACCACCTGTAAATTTAGATAGTCTATTTTGTAGTTGCTCTACTTCATATGGAGTATTTGCTTTATCTATTTGAACCTGTAATTCATCAATTCTTTTTTCAATAGCTTCAACTTCTCCTTTACCATCAACAATTGTAGTTTGTTCTTTTTCAACGGTTACTACTCTTGCTTCTCCAAACCACTCCCAACTAAATTTATCAAGTTTCATTCCTTTTTCTTTACTGAATACCTGACCTCCTGTTGTAATAGCTATATCTTCTAATACTAACTTTCTTTTATCTCCAAATTCTGGGGATTTAACAGCACATACAGCTAAAGTACCTCTCATTTTGTTTACAATTAAAGTAGCTAATGCTTCATTATCAAC